CCGACGCTTGAAGTCCGTGTAATGCTCCGCCATCAATCCCACGAGTTCGCCCTCCGCCGTTCCAGACTCCAGCCACCCGGCCCCGGCTGCGACCGCTTCCCATTCATGTACTCCGCGTTCGACGCATACGTGCGGTTATTGATCTCCCCGAAGTATCCGATCGTCGACGAATTGTGATGCATGACCGGGATCGTCGACCGGCGGACCTTGACACCCTCCACCGCACATCTGAGCTCGTAGTCTGTGTCTTCGAAGTAGGCGGGGTGGAACGCCTCGTCGAACAGGCCGACGCGCTGCACGACATCCTCGCCGACCGCGAACGCACAATATGGCTGCGGAGAATCGACGAGGAGCACATCAGCGCCGCTCGCCTGATCCGCGAATGCCTGGAGTGATCCGGCCGGCCACTCGACATCGAAGTTCGTGATCAGCCACCAGGGGGCGAACGGTGCCGCCTTGATCCCAAAATTCCACGAACCTGCGACGCCGAGGTTCGCGGGCATCTTGATGACCTTCGTCGACTGGACATGCTCCACCGGCCAGCCGGTGTTCGTGATGAGGCAGTCCCCGTTGTCGATGATGATGAGTTTCTTGATCGGATAGTCGATCGTTGCCAGCATCCGGTACAGGATCTCCGGCCCTCGAAGGATCGGAACGATCATGCACGGGATCATCGGAGTGCCTCCATCGCAGGGAGCCAATAATTGTTGAACACGAAATCAGCCCCGTATTGGCTGGCGAAGTCCTGGGCGACCTGCGACCGTTCACGTCCCCGAGCGTATGCCGCTTCCATCGCCTCAATGATCGACGGCACCGACGGGGTGACCATCCACGCGGTTTGCATCGCATCCCACCACGGCTGACCCTCCACCAGCCACCCATCACCGAGCAACTCCGGTGACGCTGTCGTGTTGGTGCAGATCACGGGTGTGCCGCACGCCTGCGCCTCCACCTGCGGAATCCCGAAACCCTCACCCATCGACGGGATGAGGAGGCAATCCATCGACGTGTAGATCGCTGCGAGGAGATCGTTACCGACGCCCGACCTGAACACGTACTGGTCGACGAACCGCAACTGGTCCGGTTTCAGGTCGCACGCGGCCGCCAACTCCAGCAGATTGATGCCCGACATCGCGCCCCGGTCCTCCGTGTGAATGTAGAGGACGGCATCGGGGTGATGCTTCGCGAACATCGCGAACGCCAGGAACGTCTCCGGGAAGCTCTTCCGATTGGGCACCATGCCCTTGTTCGCGGACACCATCCCGAACACGAACCTGTCCTCGCCGACGTCCATGAACTCCCGGCCCGTCAACTCCTTACCGCTCGCCGTGATGCTGGCCGTCGGCTTGAATATCGGGTCGATACCGTGCGGGACGTAGATCGAGTGGATGCCAGCGTTCGCGAGCATCGCCTCACCGAACCGCGACATCGCCAGCGGGGTGACGTTCTTGCGGCCGCACCACGCCGCGACCTTCGGCGGAACCGGGGTGTGATCAATCGGCACCCACGACGCTATCTGCGGGATCGAATCCCACTGAGGCCCACCGAACACGTACACGTCATACAACGTGACGAGGAGGGGATCGAGGTCTGGGTTCTCATGCGCCCACGCCTGATAATGCGCCGGCACGACATCGTTCGAGTGGATATCGAACCCGCGAGGATACTGCCTGATCCCATGCCAGTCGAGGGTCGTCCCCTCGAGGCCATGATTACTGGCGACGGCCATCCGGTGCCCTGCGGCTTGCAGCCGGGTGATCACCTGAGCGGTCTGCCCACCGTAACCAGACCTCGCCCAAGGGCTGTTGCTGTTCCATAGGATCGCCCGGCTCGCCGAGCGTGGTGCCTTACGTTTCTTCTGAGCCATCCGCAGGATGCCCTCTCTGTTCGCAGGTGCCCGACGGCCGGCCCAGTACCTGCGGGAAAGGGCCGACCGTCGGGGTCTAAAGGGTGAATCAGGTTGCAGCGCCCACAAAGTGCTTGACGTGGGACGTCTGCGGGAGGTCACCGTCAACCCGGAACGTGCAGCGGAAGGTGATGAGATCGCTGGAGAACGCGAAATCATCGCTCCGGTCGAGCCGGATTCCGCCAACGGTCCTGACGTAGTAGCTCGGGAGGTGCCCCGCGATAACAGACTTCGCGGATGCACCGATCGCAGCCATCGCCGGGTTCTCATAGAGCGGGACACCGAGGACACGATCCGGTGTCGACTCCGACATCGAGGGCTGGAAGATGAAGTTGCCCGCGCCATCCTTGAGAGTACGCATCGCAGCGATCGAGGAACCCTTCGCCATGAACCCGACACCCGGCAGCGCACGCGCAGCGGGATCGAGCGAGTAGTACAGGCTGACGAGGTTCTCGTACGTGAATGCGCCAGTCGTCGCGAGACCAGTGCCACCGATGAGAGCGGAACCGGAAGCCGTGACGATGCCGTTCGGCTCAGTGGTATCAGTGCCGGTGGTGAGCGCCGTATTTACGGCGAATCCGAGAGCCGTCCCGCAGTTCATAGCGAGGAGGCTCAAGATATCGACGCCGCTGTCTTCGAGCAGCTCACGCGAAATCTGCGTGAGGAACCCGTACTTGAATGCGCCGAGGGTGATGAACGCAGAGAATGCGGGATCGGATTCGCCGAGGGTCGCAGCCTGCGCGTTGACTGTACCGACCGAGTAGGTCGAGAGCCGAGGAATCTGAAGATTCTCGCCGCCCGCAGTGTTGAGGGTGGTGCCGACGTCGAGCATCGGGCCGACAGCCTTCGCCAGCATGATCACTTGGTCGTAGAACGATGTCGGGACTGGTGCGCCCGTGCTCGACGTGAGCACATCGCGACGCTCCATGCCGAAGTCTGCCGAGCGGATCTCGCCACGGGCGAGGCTACGGATCGTCTCAACATCGTTGGACGGCTTGACGACCTGGCCGACGGGGCGGATCTGATCCTCGTGACCTTCCTGCGACGCACGAACCTCAGCCTCATGAGCCGACATCCGCTTCAGTTCCTCGATCATCGCCGAACGCCGCGAGAACTCCTCCGTAGTGCGATCGAACGTGATGCGCTCGTCGACGGTCATTGCGCGATCCTCAGCGGCGCAAAGATCGACGATCGCCTTCGCGGCTTCGAGATCCTTCGCCCGTGCTTCGTACTGGGCCTTCAAGACGTCCATTGTGTTGCCTTCCTGATTGAGTGGGTTGCCGCAGGTGTTGACTAGTGCGGCTCCGCACTCAACCAGGTCACGGCTCACGTGGCCCGGCAATAACCGGATGCTACATCAGACCTGCATCTCCATCAAGGCTAGGAGCTGCTTCGCGATGATCAGCGAATTGTCAGGCTTGACGTCCTTCGGTGCGAGCTGGTCGACGACACCGCGAATGAGATCCGCCTGCGCCGCATCCAACTCCTCACCCGACTCCAACGTCACTAGTGCCGCAGCGAGAGACACCTCGTCGACTGCGACCCGCGCCGCGAGTTTCCGCACCGATGCCGTCGTCGCCGCATAGGCCGGCTGGCCCGTCACCACTGACACCTCATGCAACCGGACCTCGGTGAGGGTGCGGCGTGAACCATCCGCCGACCACGTGTCCCCACCGCGAGGCACGGAGAACCCGAACGACATCGAGTCGACGATCCGCTGCTCAAGAAGGATCGACATGTTCCGTCCGTCCGTCGTCATCGGCAGATCAGCCTCCGCGAGGAGACCCTTCGAGTCTTCCTGCAACCGCAGCGTCCCCGACCTCGTCGACGCGAGGAGCTGCGAATCGTTGTGGTTGACGTACATGCGGATGTTGTTCCGGCTCTTCAGGGTGCGGGCGAACGCGCCCGGCTGGATACGCTCGATGAACGGCAGCGGCTCCGAATCCGAATTGAACACCGCCGCGTACCCCTTGAAGGTCATCTTCTCGCCGACTGCACGGATCTCCATGTCGTCGACGAAGTGTGCCCGAGTCTCCATGACTGTCGTCGCCTTCCTCGTGGCCGGCGGAAGCTCGCCGACATTCACCGCCTTGATACCGAGCGCCCGATACATGCGGCGCATCGACGCATTGTTGTCGATCGCGAGGACGACGTCATACTCCTCCAGGAGCCGCTGCGCAGTCTCGCGCTTGAAATTCAGGGTGTCCGACGTCGACCCCGGGTTCATGATCAGTTCCTCGTAGTCGACACCCGCCGCCGCGAGCGCCCGCTCCGTCGACGCCCGGTCGGACTCACTGCGGCCCGTCACGATGTACACGTCCTCGGGTGACTCGTCGAGGAACGCGACCGTCTCGGCGATCGGGGTGTCCCCGTTGAGGATGGTACCGTCGATGTCGCAAATAATGATCGATTCCCCGCCGACGATCCTCTTACCAGCCATGTCACCCTCTCGAATCATTGCCGCTTGCCGGTCGAACCATGCACGAGCCGGAGCAGGATCAAGAGGATCAATGCCCCACAAATAATGTGCCACCGCGCCGGGTCCCGGGAAGTTGTCGTCACCTGCATCATTATTCTGTGGAGCGTCCAGATCGACCTCATGACGTGCCGCCCACGCCGACGTGCGCAGCACCTTGTCGTCACTGATCTGACCGTCAGCCATCAGCCGGGCTTCCCGTACCGTGCCGGCCGTGACCCCGTCACCCGCCTCGCCAGCCTCGAACAGTTCGACTCCACGGCTCGCAGCGTCCCGAATGTATGCGGGGATCTCGGTGATCTGATCGCTCGGGGGTGCTGGGGCACGCAACTCGCCACCCGGCTCCATGTCCTCAGCGAGGGACAGGGCGACCATCTGGTCGACGGCGCCCTGCTTCGAGTTGTGGCAGGCGATGACCTCACCGTCAGCCTTCACGACCGCCCACGCGGGGCAGTCCGTCCCATCGCTAATGAAGTACGGCATCGGACCCGCTCACGGATACACGCTCGCCGGATCAACCGGATTAATCGACGCCACCGACTGGAGCGACGTCACCGGAATGCCCGTGTGCGCGATCGCCGGCATGTCGAGAGCCTTCAACGCCTCGGCAGGATCGAACCCGGCCATGATCAACCTCGTCAACATCTGTGTCTT